CCGGAACAAAAGGCTGCTCGTTTATTGAGGAATAAACCTCATGTTGCTACTGGCACAAATGTTTTTGGTCAGCAAATAGTTCAACCTGGATCTAATTTTATGGATAATCTTCGGCCTGCTAATAACATCACTATTAATGTTCATTCTGCTGACCCTAAAACTGTGGTTGATGCTGTCGGTAAATATGTGAAAACTAACGGTAAAGTGCCTAGCAGTTGGAATCTAGTTACAGGGAAGCATTGATGGCTGTTCCTACACAAAAAGTTGAATTGCAGTTTGGTGCTTCTGGTTGGGTTGATGTTACTTCTGATGCAGGCAACATAAGTATTAACAGGGGAACTAATCGTGTTATGGACGATTATCAAGCTGGTTCGTTGCAAATAACTTTTACAAACAATAACAGGCGTTTCGATCCGTTAAATACTTCTAGCGACCTTTGGTATAGTGCTGGTGGATATAGCATGGTGCAACCTGCCGGCAATATTCGTGTCACAACTAATTCAACTATCGTGTTTTATGGATATGTGCAGGATTGGTCTTTTACTTATGATTCTGCTGGTTTGGATGGTAATGCTTCTGTGACTGCTGGTGATTTGATGTATTACTTATCTAGGGTGAACTATAAGGCCAGCACTGAGCCTGGTGGTTCGTTTACTGGTGATCGTATTGCCGATACTTTATATAACTATCAGTTGCCTTATGGTGTGACTAATCGTCAAAATGTAAAAACTATTATTGGTAAAGATGTTCATGCGACTGGAGATAATGTTTTGTCTTATTTGCAACAGGTTGCTCGTAGTTCTCCAGGTGATTTGTTTGCTTCTGCTTCTAGCTCTGCAACTTTGATTTTTAAAGATAAAACTTTTACTAACTATTTATGGCGAACTGAATATCGTAGGAACCTAATTAAGTATCCTTCTACTACAACTCTTGATACTACTGATGTTGTTGCTAAAACTACTTCTGGGGATGCTTCGGGTAATGGTTGGGTTACAGCATATATTCCTTCATCGGTTGTAACACCTTTGTATCCTGGTAAGGCTACTTTGGCTGATAATAATTTATCTTTTGGCACTGGTGGCACAACTTATCCATATAGTTTTTACTATAAAGAGACTGACCAAACTAAATATAATCCTGACACTGCAACAAGTATTGGTTATAGTTTTTCAACTTGGGTGCGTGGTAGTGCTTTGACTACTGGTGCTGGGGTTGTTTCATATTTTCGGTTAAATGATGCTGATTCTAATGTTCTTGTTCCAACAGTTTATGCGACAGCTACAGCAGCGGATTCGACTACTTGGGTTCAACTTTCGGGAAGTGCTATTTATTCTGGCACTGGGATTGTTGCTGGGGTTGATTGGTTTTTGTTGGCTGGTGGCACGACTTCGGGATATAGTTTTTACTCTAATGGCTGGCACATTGAAAATAGAGACACTTATAATGGTGTTTATTTTGATGGATCATATAAACAGGTTAATTCTGGGGCAACTGTCAGATATGAGGTTGGGTGGACTGGCAGTAAGTATGCTTCTGATTCTGTTTTAGCCACGAATGCTCAAAACAGCACAACTACACCTGTTTATCGAACTTTTGCTGATGATAATTCTCAGGGAACTGCTTATGGTAATGGCACTGCTATTCCTTTTGTGAGTTTGAATGTGGCTAACTCTGGGTTGAATCTTTATACTCAAGCTCAGATTGTTGGCACGAATGCTACTGCTACTGTCACTGACACTAATGGCACTGCCTTGTATGGTTTGAGAACTTATAGCCAAACAGATAATTTGACTACTAGCGTTACTCGACCTAAACAGATTGCTTCTGAAGCGTTAGGTTATTGGCGTTTACCTGAGTATCGTGTTGAGTCTTTTGATGTTGCTTTAGAGTCTTTGACTTCTGCTCAACAAAACATTGTTTTAGGGTTAGAGCTTGCTGATGTGATTAGGTTGTGTTTTCAACCTTCTGGACAGGGTTCAATTGTTGATAAGTATTACCAGATTTTGAGTATTACTTCTAATGCTGATGTTGAGCGTGAACATATTTCTTTTCAGGTCGCTAGTTTAGATAATGTGCCTATTCGTGTAGATTCGCCTTTAACCGCTGTTTTAAACAGTTCCATCCTCGCCTAGTAGAATAGAGACATTATGGCTACAACAAAAACTTGGACTATCGGTGATGTTCTCACTGCTTCTGATCTAAACAGTAATTTTGCTAACTTAGGTTGGTCGAGAGCTGCCGGAACAGGTGACTCTACTTCTGGGGCTTTGGCTGCTGATGCTACTTCAACAGTAAATATTACTTATCCAACAAGTCGTTTTAGTGTTGCACCTATTGTTTCGGTTTGGACTTCTTCTAACCGATATATTTGTTCTGTTGGAACTAATACTGCTGGTTCGGCTATTGTGACTGTCCGTAATGTTTCGGCTGCTACTGGTTCTGATGCGACTGTTTATTGGTCGGCTGTTCAAATGACTTCTACAACTGCGGCAGGATAATTGTTATGAGCGAGTCAAAGCCAACTAATCAGTCTTTGTTGTTACAGATTGTTCGTGACATCGAGATTCTAAAAGCGAATAGCATACAGATTTTGCAGTCTTCACAAGATCATGAGACTCGTATTCGTGAGTTGGAAAAGAGTATGAATCGTAATGCTTGGATTCCTGCTGTGATTACAGCTGTTTTGACTTCGATTATTGTTTTTTGGATTAGTAAAGGATTGGGTGCATGATTAACCCTGGAACATACAATTTTACCCTTTATCAAGGTGCAGATTTTGACCGAACTTTTACTGTAACTCAGGGTGGCACTGCACTTAATTTGACTGGATATTCGGCTGCTATGCAGGTGCGTGAGGCGGCTGATTCGACTGCAACTTTGTTGTCTTTGACTTCTGGTTCAGGAATAACTTTGGGTGGCACTGCTGGCAGTGTTGCTGTCGCTATTACTTCTGCACAGTCTTCTGCTATTGCTTCAGGTTCGTATGCTTACGATTTAGAGCTTATTTCGGGTGCACAGGTTACTCGGTTGTTGCAGGGTGCTGTGAATGTTTCAGGGAATGTGACTAGATGAGTGATGTTGTTGTTTCGGTCACTGAATCAACTACTGCTGTAACTGTTACTGAGCAGGCTGTTGCTGTTGCTATAACTGAAACACCTGTGACTGTCACTACAAGCACTGCAGGTATTCAGGGTGCGACAGGTGCAACAGGTGCAACGGGTGCGACAGGTGCTCAAGGTATTCAGGGTATTCAGGGTATTCAGGGTATTCAGGGAACAGCAGGAACTAACGGATCTGCTGCAACTATTACTGCAGGTTCGGCAACAGTTTTACCTTCTACCGCTTTGCCAACTGTAACTAATACCGGAACAACATCGGCAGCAATATTTAATTTTGGTATTCCAGCAGGTTCGGCAGGTGCTAATGGTAGTGCAGGTATTTCGGGTGTTATTAGTGTTGTTGCACCTATAACAAATACAGGCACATCATCTTCAGCGATTCTTGGTATAACTCAGTCAGCTTTGAGTTTGACTCGTTCACAAATAAGTGATTTTACTTCTGGAACTGTTGCTGTTGCTACTTCTGCAACTTCAGCAAATACTGCTTTAACAGCGGGAACTGCTAGTTATGCGACTACTTCGGGAACTGCTGTTTATGGCACTACTTCTGGAACAGCAACTTATGCGACAACTTCAGGCACTAGCGTTTCTATAAATGGATCTATAACTAAAAGTCAGGTCAGCGATTTTACTTCTGGAACTGTTGCTGTTGCCACAAGTGCAACTTCGGCTTCTACTGCCACTACTGCAGGAACAGCAACTTATGCTACAACTTCAGGCACAGCGGTTTATGCGACTACTTCTGGAACAGCTGTTTATGCGACTAATACAGGTTATTCGTTTACTGGTGGCACTTTAACTTCTGCTTTGACTTTGAAAGCTAATGGAACTGCTGCAGGTTCGGCTGCTTTGTATTGGGGCACTACTTCGCCTGCTCTTTTGACTTCTGCTGTTCAGGGTGCAAATGAGTATGATGGTTTGGCGTTCTATAAGACACCTTCAGTTTCGGCTACTTCTGGGCGTGGTGTGGATGTTGCTTCATATTATTATGCAACTTCTACTGCTGGATATGCTTTTGATTTTTCAGCTTCTGCTTCTGCTCAGTCTATTTTGGGTGGTGGAACTATTGGTATAACTTTGTTGGCTGGATCTAGTTATGAAGTTGAGTATGCAGTTAGTTTGACTCAAGCATATTTTGGTGATTCTCGTAACTTTACTGCCGGTTATGCTACAACAACTGTTTCGGGTTCACCTGTAACTAACTTTAGCCATATTTTAGATTTTGGTTCAAACACTACTTCTGCTATTACTGCGACTACTTTGCAAAGTTATGGTTTTGCTGTATCTAATACTTTGGTTGTTTCTGCTTCTATTGCTACTGGTTCAAGATACACGCTTTATAGAGCTAAAGGTATTTTGCGTGTTACAGGCACAGGTTCAGTAAAGTTTTATCCAACTCTTACACCTTCAGCAACAGTGGCTAACAATACAATTGTTGTTAATGGTGGAACATATTTGAAAATTACTCCTATTGGTAATGGAACTGTCACACAGGTTGGAGCGTTTGCCTAATGAATGAGATAAAAGATTTATTGCAAGCCTGGCAAGATGGTGAATATGTTAATCCTGATGGTATTAAAGCGGCTTATGATTTAACTGTTTTGTTGGTGGCTAAAGTTGAGGATTTACAAACTCAGATTGATGCTCTAAAACAATAACTTTTGTAAAGTAAAATGGTTGTATGACTAAATATATTGAACCGTTTGCAGCTAAACTTCGTGGGGATGAGTTTGGGAATCTAGCTCCGTATCGTAATGGCCGACCACA